ATGGGATTGCTGAACAGGAACGATGTTGAAGTTGAGCTGCATCTTTGCATCAGGGATGATGAACCCAAGACTGCAAAGGTGAAATTACGAAGTCTTAAGGATATTGATGCGTGTGAGCGTCTGATTGATAAACTTGCTGCAGTGGTCGTAACTCCAAAACAGGATAGCGGGTAAATAGCACAGCGGTTGTTTTGCATTGTGGTTGCACCAAAAGAAAACCCGCAGGTTTTATGCTGCGGGTTTTTTTGTTGCGTTCATGTCTGGAATGGGTGCGTTTCGACCGCCTTTCGCAACCGAATGACGGGGGATTGCTCCCCCGTCGCGGTTTCTTACTGTTTACACTGCAAGAACGCCGCAAACTCCGCTCCCCAAAAGCTCATCCGGATTTCGCAGAGTGACCCCTGCAGCATCCAGATGATGAGGATTGCCGTCACGCATAGGGTGATGGCGGTTAGCGATTTTTGCGACATAGCGCTTGCCTCCTTAGTGGAGAGGCGCTAACCTTCTACTTGCTAAGGTATGAAGTGTTAGGGCCTCGGGTTAACGTTACGTTGACTCGGGGCCTTCTCACATCTGGCCTTCGGGAAATCCTCCAACCATCAGTCGAAGGCACCCGCGCGTAATTTACCGTCTTTTGTTTATTCCGGCAATTCTGGCCATCAGTTCCGGGGGAGGGGTAGGTTCATCTGACTGCAACCTCTGTGCGAAGCTGGCAGGTCATGCCAGGGGATGCCCTCCGAAGAGTGAACGCCAGAGGCGTGTTTCGATGTGAATTTATGGAAAGCTTCCAGTGTTGAGAAGCATACGCCGCATTCCAGGTTGTTACACTGGTAATATTTTTGCCGCACGGTATTCGAATCATTTTCCGGGCGACTGGTGCGGATACGGGCAGATGCGCCACAAAGCGGACAACGGAACATAGCGACCTCCCTTTGCGTGGTGCTGCCGCTATTTTAAGTTGTACTAGCTCAGACTCCAACCGACAGTTTGCGTAGCCAGAACGCAATCAAACCTGGCAATCCGCTTTGAACTCGCAGCGACAAGCGTGCGTTCTCACATAAATGAAGATTATTGGCTTTTTACCATATGTGGGAGTGGTGCTTTTGTTAGTAAAAGGTGATGATAGGTTTTTTCCTATGCACACCCATTGGTTAGTCAAGAGAAATGACAGAATTTGAGATAAATAGCCCACTACTTCATCTCGCTTTGCTTGAAACACTGAAGCGTGACGACATTCATGATGAGATAGATTTGTTTCTTCCGTTTATTGCTGTAACAGCCTCCGAAATTGGCAAGCCTGTTATTAATGAAAATGATATACAGGATAAACTTCAGCAAAACTTCGGGTTCAAGCCGCCACTGGCAGCAGTGAAGGTATTGATGACGCGAGCCAAGAAAAGAGGCCTTCTAATCCGTGAAAATTTCGCCTTTATTCCAGTGCACGAAAAAATAACTGAATGGAAAAATGGATTTGAGCATAAAAAAGAAGATGTAGAAACATCTCTTGCAAGTCTCAAGCGTGAATTTATCATTTTTACAGAAGTCAACTTTGGTAAAAAACTATCTGATTCTGAAGCTGAAAAGTTAATTATCGGATTTATTGAGGTTAACGTTAGTAGTGTGATAAGTCATAGGGCTTATCATCGAATGGAACAAGCAGAACGTATTAAAAATACTAATCATGTTATTGCATCTTTTATTAGTCATATTCACCGAAACCAACCAAGAATTTTAGAAGATTTCAGTCGATGTGTAAAAGGTATGTTACTGGCTAACTATCTCTTTTATGCAGATAAGGCCACAGATAAAAAATCTTATAAGGGAATAACAGTTTACCTTGACTCTCCTATAGTCATTGGCATGCTTGGATATAGTGGACGCCAAGCAAAAGAGGCATATACAGATTTTTTAAATCTTCTAAAATCACTAAGTATTGAGATAGTCATATTTGACCGTACACTTAATGAAATTGAAGGTTTACTATATGCATGGAAAAATGATATTTCGAAGAAACGTTATGACCGTTTCAATACGAAGACACTTGAGTGGTTAAGGGCGCAAGGTTATGATGCTGAGCGTATTGATACTGACCTTAAGCTACTTGAAAGTAATATCAATAAGCTTGATATCAATATTAAACTTGGTTTTACTCCGAAAACAAAGTTTCAATGCGATGAAGCTAAACTCCAGAGTGCTATTGGTCGGGCTTTTCACAGAGACAAAAATCTTGAGCACGATACTATTTGCATTTCCCGCATACATAATATGCGGGAAGGTAGAGTGATCAATAATCTTAGCCAGTCTTTTAGTGTTTTTGTTACGCCTAATACTAGCCTCGTCAAGGAAGCTAATGATTTTTTCCGTCATGATACTAAGCGCCAAGCTATTCCAGTCGTCGTTTCTGAACAGTGGATGACGGCTATGTTCTGGCTAAAAAAGCCAGATATTTATGCTCAACTACCTCAAGAGCAGCTTCTTTCAACGGCCTACAGTTTATTGTACACCGACGATCGATTCTGGGAAGCTTTCATAAATCGTCTCGAAAATCTTGAAAAACGAGGAGATATTACTCAGGATGAGTTTCTTCAGATCCGCTGGGATAGTGATCTTCTTCGGCTTGTGCATGATGTATCTGTCGATGTGGGAGAGGATTTTTCCGAGGAAGATGTTTTTGACGTGGTTAACACAATCAAGCGAAGGCATGAGGAAAAACATCAGAGTGATATGGCAGAGCTAGAAGACCGTGGCCGACAGGAACTAGAGAGTTTGCGTCAAAAAACATCCACACAACTTCAGACGATTAATCTGGAAAAACAAGCTGCGCAGGCAAGAATTGAATCTTTAGAGCGAAAAATACGCAAGGGTAGTGCCTTTCTAGCTGGCGCTTTAGCTTGGTTTTTTAGTGGATTGCTGGTCTTTTCTCTTTGTCTGGCTGCTGTCAAAGGAATTCCCGATGAAATGCAGCCCGCTATGTTTAGAAGTGACTTATTCAGAGGAAATCTGGTAGGTGTTAGCATAATTGTTACTTCATTATTTGGAGTGCTCAGTAGTGTTACAGGAATTGATTTAGCCATTTGTCATAAATTCATAAAATCACGTATTGAAAAATGGTTTTTTTCATTATTTAGTTGACTTTTACTAAAGGAGAAATGCGGTTAATAATTTTGAACCGCATTTCTCTGGGCTGTTATCTGATATAATTAGTATCCATATCTAGTACAGATGAGGCTGTTAGAAGTGTCAAAACAACCTACGGTGGATAGAATTGACTGTGTGTCCAACGTTGAGAGGGATAATGTAATAAAGCATTATCAGTGCACAATAGACATCTAGGGGGAACCTTGGCTAAGGTGACCAGAATTCAGGCCGGGCAATATGCAGTAGATGATGGGCGTTTCATCGTAAAAAATAGCTCAGGATGGCTCGTTGTTGATGTTAATGGCACCCATGATTTTGGGCCTGTTCCAACGCTAGCAGCAGCGAAACAATATGTTGAGTCTGGCGCGGTTCCGTTAGGGCAACATAATTTGTCTACAGTACATGGCCGCAGACAAAGCAAAAAAGAGTTTAATGCATATCTGGCATCTGAAGCTAAGAATGGTAATCCAATGCCAGCTATTCTTTGGATCATTGTTCTTTGTATCATCGGTGGTGTTGTCTTGGCTGTGAGAGGTTATTAGCTTTGGATAGATTAGCTGATTTTCTACTCACGGATTGATGCGGATAGCTATTATCTATGTCCGCTTTCTAGCGCAGAGCGGATTGTCAGATTAGGTGGACCTGTGCCGTAAACGTGTCAGCTTTGGTCTGAGCTAATGCATCCAAGTTGTTCACTCTGTTTCTGCTATCCATTCAGGGATTTTTGTCTCAAGCTCAAGCCGCGTGGTAAACCCACTGTCATCAATGGTGTGCTCGGCTTTTGCAATAATCCAGTTCTGTTTATCAATGTCGCTTTTGAATCCTGTCACCGTGCCATGCATTTCGGGGTAGAGTTCTGCGCGTCCACGCGCCAGCGTGATGGAAAAAGATGCGGCCCCGCGTTGTAGCTGCTGCCACTTTGCCGCCGCTGCGCGTCTTGCTGCCTGTTCATTCTGGTAGGTTTTGCGTAACACAAATACGTTGCCTTCCGCTCCTTCCATATAATCGCCTTCGCGGCTGCTGCTTTGCTCCTTTTTCGGTTTTGGCGGTTTGCGGCGTTTCACGCTGACTTTTTTCTTTTTCCCGTAGTTAAGATCAAGCCAGTAGGCGCGTACACCCGTATACGCCTCGCGGTCAGCAATTCGGAACTGATGGCGATCGCCGCTGCTGCGTGTGATGGTGAACGATGGCAGCGGCTGGCCCTGTGCGTTCACGCCACCGCCTGGCATGATGAATAACAGATTTCCGCTTTTTACCGTGGTGATTGCGCCCAGCATTTCCGCCATGCGCGTAAGGAAGGACATGTCGCTTTCTTCGGTCTGGTCGGCGTGGTCGATTTCGATATCCATCAGCATTTCGCTGATTTGTGGTTTCAGGCCGTACCGGTGAGCAATGGCAGACACCACGCGCTCAACGGTCACATCATGCCAGGACACTTCACGCTTAACGTTAAATTCATCCCGAAAATCTGCGCTTCTGGCTGAAACAGTCAGCGTGTCCGGTGGCCCTTCGTGAGCGATTTCATCAACAATGTAAGTGCCTTTTTCGGTCAGTGGTTCTCCTTTCCAGCCAATGAGAACCGTCAGGTGAGCGCCCCGTGGCGGTAGCTGCAACTGGCCATCGGCATCATCCAGCGTGATGGTTAGCTGGTCAGCTTCAAATCCTCTGTTGTCGGTCAGCGACAGACTCATCAGGCGCTCTGCCACGCCGGACAGCGCTTTACCTTCCGCAAGAATATCAAAATCCGGCATTTTCACGGGGTCTGCGCGCTGACTGAGTAATTGCATGGTGGTATCGGTCATCTGCTCCCTCCCTGCGTGGCATAGTCGCATGTGCGTGCGGCGGGGGTTACTGCTTTTTGTTGTCGTCGGGCGGGGAGAACAGCGCAAGAGTGAGATTGTGCGCGTGGTGGGTGATGATTGTTGCCGAATCATTTAACGGATACAAGGGGCTGAAGCTATGAGTGAAACTCGTTTTCATGGTGCCCGTGTTACGGAAAGTACCGACCTGGTAACAGCGATTAATGACGTTGATTCCAGTGTTATTGGTATCGTGGCAACGGCGGATGATGCGGACGCAAAGCAGTTCCCGCTGAACAAGCCCACGTTGCTGACCCGCGTCAATGACGTGCTGGGAAAATGCGGGACTACGGGGACGCTTTATCGTGCGCTTAAGGCCATCGCAGACCAGGTGAGCACAAAAGTGATCGTCGTTCGCGTGGCTGAACACAAAGAAGAAGACGGTAAGACGCAGGATCAACTGGTTATCGGTGGTTCTGAATCTGACGGCAGCTATACAGGGATGTATGCGCTGCTTGTTGCAGAGCAGGATGAAAGTATCGGATACCGTCCGCGTATTCTGGCTGCGCCGGAGCTGGACACGGAGGCGGTAACAAAATCCCTGTGCGTGATTGCAGGTAAACTGCGCGCGTTTGTGTATGCCTCATGTCACGGCTGTAACACGATGGCTGAGGCGATTACCTACCGCCAGAAATTCAACGAACGTGAGGTGATGCTCTTATGGCCGGACTTCATCGCCTACAACCCGAAAAGTGGCAAAAACGAAACGTTCCCCGCGCCTGCCTATGCGTGCGGCCTTCGTGCGTACATTGACCATGAGCAGGGCTGGCACAAATCACTGTCCAACGTTCCGGTTAAAAATGTGCTGGGGATGTCGAGGCATGTGTTCTGGTCGTTGCAGGCCGAAGACAGTGATGCCAACAGCCTCAACAACAAAGAAATCACGACCATTATTCGTCGCAACGGGTTCCGCTTCTGGGGCAACCGCACACCGGAAACGAACGCCTACATCTTTGAGGTGTATACCCGAACCGCACAGGTGCTGGCTGATTCAATTGCGGAAGCGCAGTTTGAAACCATCGACAGTCCACTGACGCCTGCGAACGTGAAGGATGTTATCAGTGCCATCAGGGCAAAACTGGATTCACTGGTTACTGCCGGGAAACTGATTGGCGCGGAGTGCTGGTATGACGTGGTGGATAACAGCACCACGGATTTACGTCAGGGGCGTGTGCGTATTCGCTACAAATATACGCCTGTTCCGCCACTGGAAGACATGGAGCTTTACCAGACGTTTACTGATGAATACTTTGAACCTGCATTTGCGGTGCTGGGAGGTGCCTGATGGCTGTGCCAAAACATCTTCGCTTTTTCACGCTGTTTGTGGATGGTGAAAACGAAGTGGGGAAGGTGACGTCCGTCACTCTGCCTAAACTGACGCGTAAAATAGACAGCTATCGTGGTGGTGGCATGATGGGGGCGGTGAGTATCGATCTCGGTCTGGATGATTCGGCTCTTGATGCGAGCTTTGTCATGGGCGGCGCGGTTCGTGAACTGTTCCTTAAGTATGGCGGCACGATTGACGGCACGCTGCTGCGCTTTGCAGGTGAATACTACACCGATGCAGAAAGCGACCTGTATGAAGTCGAAATGCGCGGACGTGTGACGGAAATTGATATGGGGGAAGCCAAACAGGGCGAAGCCACATCACACACTTACGCCATTAAAAACACCTACTACAAGCTGAGTGTTAACGATCGCCCGTTGTGGGAGATTGACCTGCTGAACTTCATTTACCGGAAGGACGGCAAGGACATTGTGCCCGATCGCATCCGTTCCGCGCTCGGGCTTGGCTGATAAGTAATATGCAGGCGGCGCAGTGCGTTGCCTCTGACTGAAAAGGAGACAACTGATGAAAGACATCGATACTGAAACCCGGAATAACACCGTAGCGGATGATGTGACGGCAGGTGAGGATATGGCTGTCGAACGTGGTGTAAAACTTTCCCGGCCAATTGAGCGTGGTGCCGAAAAAATCACATATGTGGAAATCACCGGGGCTATTGAGCAGGCGGGATCCCTGCGTGGTCTGTCGCTGTCTGATGTGCTGAATCTGAAAGCGGATACCATGTTCACGCTGTTGCCTCGCGTGACCTCGCCACGACTGGATGAAGTGATGATTAAAAAAATGTCGTCACGCGATTTTATTCAGTTGTGCGCTGTGGCTGTAAATTTTATGAGCGAGCCAGACTCTGGCGCGAAGAGCGTGCAGGAGACGGCAGCGTAATCACCCTGGTGTGCTTTGAGCACATCGAAGATCTGGTGGCGGATATTGCCGCCATTTTTAACTGGTCGCCCGCCGAAATCTTCATGATGACGCCCGGCGAAGTGGTTAGCTGGCGTGAGCGGGCGGCACTTCGCAGCGGGAATGCAGACAATGAAGACTCTTGATATCCGGGTCGCTTTCAGCGCCGTTGACAGGCTGACCCGGCCTGCCGAAAACGCCCTCCGCCTGATGGGGCAGTTTGGTGACTCCATCCAGCGAACGCAGGGGGCGATCAAAAATCTCGAGCGTCAGGCGCGATCATTCGAGCGCGCCCGCGACGCTGTCAGTAAAGCGGATGCGGGCATCGTGAAAGCACGACGCCAGCTTAACGCCCTTAATCAGTTACAACGCACGGGTACAGTGCTCAGCGAAAAACAACAAAAGCTGATGCAGCAGTTAAGCACCCGGCTTGAACGCCTGAATGAATCGCGCACACGGGAAATTCAGAAAATGCGGGAGCTTGGCGGAGAGCTGAAACGCCACGGCATTTCCCTGACAGGCAGCGATAACACCATCCAGCAGGCCATCAGACGCACCGAACAGTACAACAACCAGCTTGAACGCGAACGGCAGGCGCTTGCGCGTGTAACGCGGGCGCGTGAGCGGTATTCGCGCGCGCAGGAAACCGCGGGAAAACTGAAAACAGGTGGTGCACTGGCAACAGGTGCGGCAGCGGCGGGCGGCTATGCTGCCGGGCGTTTTTTGCAGCCCGCGATTGGGTTCGGGAAAGAGATGTCCCGCGTTCAGGCTCTGACGCGAATCGACAAAAACAGCCCGCAGTTTAAGGCGCTGCGTGAGCAGACGTTAAAACTTGGCTCTGAAACGCAGTTCACTGCAGGCGATGCCGCCAGTGGGCAGGCATTTCTTGCAATGGCTGGCTTCACACCGCAGGCCATTCAGGCTGCGCTTCCCGGCGTGCTGAGCATGGCAACGGCTGGCGGTATGGATCTCGGCGAGACGGCGGATATTGGCTCAAATATCCTGACGCAGTTCGGCCTTTCTGCTGACCAGATGGACCGGGTCGGTGACACACTCACCGCAGCGTTTACCCGTACCAACACTGACCTTCGCGCACTGGGCGAAACCATGAAATATGCAGGTCCGGTAGCGGGTAAGCTGGGAATATCGCTGGAGCAGGCCGCAGCGATGGCTGGCGTGTTGGCGAATATGGGTATCAGAGGGAGTGATGCTGGGACGGCAATGCGTGCCAGCCTGGCTCGTCTGGCATCACCGCCAAAGGCGGCAGCAGAGGCGCTGAAAGAGCTTGGTGTGGCTGTTTCTGACGCGAACGGCAAAATGCGCCCGATGGAGGATGTGCTGGCCGACCTTTATAAAGCCACCCGCAAATACGGGGAAGTTGACCGGGTATCGTTCTTTAAGGACATTGCCGGAGAAGAGGCTTTCACATCATTTATGGCCCTCGTTGATGCGGCAGGTGACGGCTCCCTGCCCAAACTGAGAAAAGAACTTGAAGGCGCGCGCGGTGAGGCTGAACGCACGGCAAAGGTTATGGCCAACAACCTTGACGGCGATCTGAAATCACTCAGCAGTGCATGGGAAGGGTTGCGCATCCGCATTGCAGATCTGATTGACGGTCCGCTGCGTTCTGTTACGCAGTGGCTCACGCGAGTGGTCTCAAAGGTGACGGCGCTGGCGCAGGCCCATCCCGCACTGACGCGCCAGCTACTGATAGCAGGCGGTGCGTTGCTGGCAATGACTGCAACGGTTGGCTCGTTGTCGCTGGCTATTGGTGTGCTTGCTGGCCCGCTGGCAAAACTGCGTCTTGGTTTTTCTCTCCTGACCGGATCAATGAATGCTGTCAGGGTCCTGCCAGCACTATGGGGAATGGTGACGGGTTCCGTTTCTTTACTGGGAGGCGCTATCGGGGCGTTGTTCAGTCCGGTTGGTCTTATCGTGGCTGCGCTTGCCGGAGCTGCCGTTCTTATCTGGAAATACTGGGATCCCATCAGGGCATTTTTTGCCGGGGTGTTCAGCGGGATTATGGAAAGGCTGACCCCGTTGCGCGAAACCTTTGAACGGTTTGGTCCTGTTTTTGACGCAATCGGAAGCGGGATCAGCCAGGTGTTTAACTGGTTTAAATCGCTGCTGTCACCGATGGAGTCCAGCAAGGAAACGCTGGATAAATGTACCAGTGCTGGCGAGATATTCGGTAACGTTCTTGGCGGTGCGTTACAACTTGTTCTGACACCTGCAAAAATGCTACTGGATACGCTGGCGTGGATACTTGAAAAACTTGGCGTCCTTCCGGATGAAGCGGAAAGGGCGCGCAAGAAAATCGAAGACGCACAGCGTGCGGCCATTCTTCAGGACAAGGTTGCCTTGCTTCAGGGGGACCTGGCGAAAATCAATCCGCCGAAGCCTGTGGAAAATGGCAATGGCACCGGAGGTGATAAACCCAAAGACAACAAACCGCTCACAGACAGCAATACCGGGACGCTACGCAGACTCAGCAAAATTGCTGATAACACAGGTAAGCTGGTTGATGAGACGAAAAAACGCATTGGCCCCGGCGATATTGTCTTTAAGAACCTGCCCCGAGCACTTGCTGTTCGTGGGGAGTGGCAGGAGCGGAAGATTGCGCAGGTCAGTAAGCCTGCCCCCGCAATTAATATCACACCTGTGGTTCCGGCTCCGCTGCCTCCGGCGCTGGTCCCTGTTGTTGCGGCCAGCTCCCGCCCGGTGGCAGAGGCCATACGATCGCCAGTGGCATCAGTTCCTGCAACTTCCCGTAACCGGGAGCCTGTTGCCTCCGGATTTGGCGGTGAAATTCATGTTCATCTGCATAACGTTGTTACGCAGAATCCCCGCGAACTGGCGAAACTGGTCGGTGAAATGGTCAGGGCAGAAATGGAACGGCGCGCCCGTGCCGGGCGTGGAAGTTTTTACGATAAAGATTGAGGAGTCATGGCCATGATGATGATCTACGGCATGTTTGTTTTTGAGCTGCGCACGCTGCCGCATCAGCAGTTACAGCAAAACAAAAGCTGGCGGCATGTGAAAAATGAACGCGTTAACCGTTCAGCAAGCTGGCAGTATATCGGTGCAGGTGATGATCGCATCGTGCTTTCTGGTGTGCTTTATCCTGAAATTACAGGTGGCGAAGTGTCGCTGTCGCTGCTGACCACGCAGGCGTATACAGGACGACCCTGGCCTTTGATTGATGGTGTCGGGCAGATTTACGGCATGTATGTCCTGACCGGAACGAATACGACCCGTTCCGAGTTTGATCGCTACGGTAAGGCGAAAAAGATAGAATTTTCACTGACCCTTGAACGCTGTGATGAGGATTTGCGGGAGCGCCTGCAATCCTCATCGTTCAGCGATATGCTGTCCGGCTTCAAAGATAAGGTGACATCATCTCTTAACAGCGCGGCCAGTTCAGTTAAAGGACTGTTCTGATTTTACATTGCCGCCAATACCCTCATATTGGGTAATGGGCGGCTTGTTGTTATATAATATATCGTAGGTCCTGATAAAACTGTTGAGGTTTCTACTTTATAAAGAATTGCTACTTTCTAATTCTGGGTTTCTGGAACTATTTTTACAACCTAAATCCGAGTGGTAATTCGGTATATCGTTTGTCAAATCTTGTTTGATAGCATTAATTAAGATCATTATGTCGAATTTATGCATATCGTCGCCCCCTTCAGACCTTAGATGTTCGGATGTGGTGAGTTGAGTCGCTAATTTGCTGTTTGGCCCCCACACAATATTATTTTCGAATTTTCCTTCATGCATTCTGTTATTATATATACAGTATTGTCTAATGTTTAATGCACTGGCTAAATGTACAATGGCAGTATCTACAGTTATAACAAAATCAGCATGGCGAACCAATGCAAATGAACATCCGGCATCAGAAAATGGAGATAGAGACACATTATCCAATCCATTGTGATTAATCTGTTTTCCCATATTAAAAACTATTGTGTGATATCCCTTAAGGTTATTAAGGTAAGCTAGTACTTTTTTTATCTGTTCATCAGATAAGGTTCTGCTATTCTGAGAGCCATAAGGGTTAAATATAACTAATTTTTTGTTTTTTTTTCTGAATTCATTTGCAACAATATTTGCTGGTTCATATATTTTGTTGTCAAAATTAAGCGCTGCAGCATAATTATTATTTTTTATCTTTAGTAAAGATAAAACTTTTTTCATTCTTTCAGATGTGTGAATGGAACGATTATCGATTATATTTGTATCAAAAATAGTTACGGCAGGATGATTAAAACAGATAGAGTGTTTAGGTCTAAGTAAATGTAGTGTTTGCAATCTGGTTATCGCTGTGTTATCAAAATTTGAGAAGTCAACAACAAGATCTACATTCAGTTTTTTTATCTTTGCTTTTAGTTCGTTAAATTTATTTTTCTCGTAAGATATAAAGGCATCCACGCCAACAATGTCAGTAAAGAGGAATGATACTCTTGAAGGTGCTATCACATATACCACCATACCGGATTTTTGAAGTTGTTTAATAAACCCTGAGGTAACGATGCCGTCACCAATGGCTTGCATGTGCATGAAAATGCACACTGTTTTATAACTATCCGGCTGTAATGATGTTTTCCTTCTGTATCGCATTTTTAGAAATGCCAGTCTGGCCTTCGTCTTTATCTTTTTTGTTTTAATATTTCGCTGTCTGTTAAGCTGTTTTAACGATGAAATAACATTCATAATGGTACCCTGAAATTCCAAATCACACATGTCATCCGTAATGAGCAGGGTACTATACAAAAAACTGGACTACAATGGTTTGAAATGAAAGCCTTTATGCTTGTTTACTCCTTGATTCCACTGGGGAAGCTGGCCACTCAATATCCGGTGCTCTTGATGTATCAACACGGTTCAGCAGCACTCGATACTTCTTCCATGCCACCAGTAACGATGTTTCTTCCTCTGTTGCAATATTCAAATCTACGGCATCTTGAAGTGGCGAAATATGCTCACTGGCTACCTGCATGAGGCTGTTTTTTGTTTCTTCCGCCTCCCGTATCCGGAACACTTTTTCTGCTTCCGTATCCTTCACCCAGGCTATGCCGTTCCACTTCTGATATTCCCCTTCCGGCGACAACCAGGTGACATTTTCCGGTAACGGACCGAGTTCAGAAATAAATAACGCGTCGCCGGAAGCCACGTCATAAACCGTTTTACCACGATGATCTTCAACGAGATGCCAGGACGCCCCATCACTGTTGAAAACAGCCACGAAGCCAGCTGGAATATCTGGCGGAGCAATATCAGTACTATTTGCAGGCAGACCTGTATGAGGTGGAATGTATGCATCACCTTCACCAATAAATTCATTGGTTCCGACCAGCAGATTATAAATTTTTATGGTCCGTGATTGTTCACTCATTCTGAATGTCATTATGCAAGCCTCACAATATAGTTAAATGCGATGTTTTTTACGGTGTTTTCTGCGTTCCCCGTAGCATTAACGGTGATGGTGTGTCCGTGGGGACCAATAATGACAGAATGGGCATGAGCACCAATGCCGATAGTGTGGTTATGGGCACCGATATATACATTGTGAGCATGCCCTCCTGCGCTCGACGTGGTACCAGTACCTAACGCAGCGTTATAACCGGCTGATACACCATTCCCCGCGCCAGTGTGACCAACAGGTATATTGTGTGAATGAGCTCCTGCGCTATTTGTGGTTTTTGTGCCGTAATCAAATGAACTGGTCGTTTTAGTACCGTAATCAAACGACGATGTGGTTTTCGTCCCCAAATCAGTACTGGATGCGCTGGCGCTGTGGGTGTGCGATTTAATGCCGTCCTGTTCCTGAGACAATACGGCACGACCACTGGCAGGTTTGCCCTTGATAGTCCAGCCACGCATATCAGGGATCACGCCTGACGGATAAGCGACTGCAAGTTTCGGGTATGCAGATTTGTCAAAAGTCTGCCCCTGCATCAGGGCATAACCAGACGGAACGGTATCTGATGGCCACGGAATCGGTGCACCGACTGGATAAAACTCTTCAGGAGGATGAGCCGAGGTGTAAAGCTGCGCCCACGGCGACCAGTTTGCGTCGGTCGTATCCCGTCGTGAACGAATAAATGCCGGAGCATGAGCACCGCTTATACCACTCCAGCCGATGAGTAATTCGCCTTCGCCAACGGCTGTCATCCCTTTCAGGTGAATGATATTTCCATACGCTGTTGGATATCCGTTGTTATACGCCTCGTATAACTCCAGACCTGTGGCCCCCTGCATATTATCTGTCAGGGCGGTCAGCCGACCTTTTGAAGCCAGATTAACTGACGATACTGCTGTCCCATCTGACGGTAACGCCCCGATCTCTGATGCTGTTGGCTTATTCCTGGAGTTATAGTCCCTTCGCCAGCCAGGAGCATAAGCATCACCATGATTAATATAAGTAAATTGAGCATTAGGGATGCCTTCACCGCTGGATGTACTCGGTGTGGTAATGCGTATGGTCATTGCGCCGCGGGTGCCAATAACCCATGCTCATCGCGGTAGGGATAGAACGCTGCTAAACGCTCAAAGTCTGCCTGTTCGTGTGTGTTCAGGACTTTTGCCATGTGTGATAACCTGCGCTATCTGTGGTTGTTTGTGACTTGGTGTACTTATAAGTACACCTTGTGCGCAAGCTTAGTGTACTTATAGGAACACTGTCAATGCTTATCGGTGAAAAAATTAGAGTGATTCGTGAATCAGAGGATTTAACGCGCGAAGAATTTTGCGGCCTGATTGATGTGCCTATCGGCACTTTGCGTCGTTATGAAACGGGGCGGATTGAAAACATAGGGGGCGAAGTGCTTATCAAGATTGTTAATCACCCTCGCTTTTTTAAGTACATGAATTGGCTTATGACGGGAAAAACAAATGAGGCTGCTGGGCAGATCAGTCCGTCTCTCTCCCCTGATGGGCCAAAAAGCACATCGCCTTCTCAAAAACCCCGCAAGACTGGCACACAGCCCGGCTAATCATGGAGCGCTGGGGGCATGGTGGTCTTGTAACGCTGGGGTTTCACGAATGAGCATAAAATCAATTCCGGGAGGGTATCTTCTTGACATGCGCCCGGAGGGGCGTAAAGGCAAACGCATTCGTAAAAAATTTAAAACGAAATCGGATGCAGTTTTATATGAGCGGTGGGTGCTGGCGCAACAGCATAACAATGAGTGGAAAGGAAACTCCATTGATCGCCGTCCGCTGTCAGTGCTTATTGACTTGTGGTGGAAATACCACGGCCAGCTAATGAAGTCAGGGCATAACACGCGCCTTAAATTGCTGCGCTTGAGTGAGGCAATGGATGACCCGTGCGTGCATAAACTTAATACAACGATGCTCACCGAGCTACGTGTGTCCAGGATAGAGCAGGGGATACAGCCCAGCACCATAAATCGAGAGATTGGGGCGTTAAGCGCGATGTTTACCGCACTCATCTCATCCGGCCATTTTCTTAACGATAACCCCGTTCAAGGCCTTAAAGGAATGAAGGTTAACGAGCGCGAAATGGGATATCTGAGTAAGTCTGAATGTGTTCAGTTGCTGGATGCACTGGCTGAAAATCCCGATGAACGGCTGGCTGTCGAAATCCTTCTGTCGACCGGGGCGCGATGGGGCGAGGTAGCGGCACTGGAGCAGCGCCGTGTTCTTCATTGTCGAATCACTTTTTCAAAAACGAAGAACAGCAAAAACCGTACCGTTCCTATTTCTGAAAGCCTGTTTGAAAAGATCAAAATACGGGGCGGGAAACTGGTGTTTCCGACGCTGGATTATCCATTGGTTCGCGATGTCATCAAAACGGTCGCACCTGATGTTCCTGACGGCCAGGCTGTTCATGCGCTGCGCCACACCTTCGCCAGTCATTTCATGATGAACGGCGGCAATATTCTGACGCTCCAGAAAATTCTGGGGCACGCAAAGATTCAGACAACGATGATTTATGCCCATCTTGCGCCGGATTACTTGCAGGATGCGGTGAGATTTAATCCTATTGCTGGGTAAGGAGGATGTTGTGGAAAAAACAGTTAATAGCGATTTGCATTTAGGTCAGTACTGGAGAATAGACATTGTATGCGATCCAGAACTTCGAGATGAGGTTGAGCAATATTTTTCTCTACACGATGTTGGTTTTAGCAAAATTGAAGTTTTTTCCGTCGAAAATCCATATAAACTTGCTCTGTTCTTTGATTTCGCGAAGAAGGGTGTGGAGGTTGCAAAAGCCATTATGGGACTCTTAGACCGAAATGATATTGAAATAACGATGTATCGTGCTACGGACAGTAGCCCGCAGTCTGTAAAAAGCATCAAATTGCGTAAGTCTGAAGACGTAGAGAAATGTAAAGATTTGCTTAGTACGTGTGTTGCAATTGGCGTTCAACGAAATAAGGAAAAAGAGGGGAGTGAATGA